TGCTTTACCAAATGCTTTTTATTTTATCCCAGACCTTCTGGTCTTCTAGTTCAGCAGGTACAATTACAGATACTTTATCCTGATACTCTCTTCTTTTCAGTACTCTTCTTGCTCTTGCTCCAGCATCCTGTGCCTTTTGAGGTTTCTTTTCCTCTTTCTTTTTCTTGTAACGATTAACAATATCCATTACACCTTCACTGACATCATGATCTTTCTTTGGACACTGGCCAGTGATATGTGCAACACTACCACACTCATTACAAGGTTTTTTATCTTTAAGAACTTTAGCAGCTAATTTAGCAGTTGCTTTACTTTCACTAACACCAGCACCTTTAGACATCTCCTCTTTTTTGAGTTTTTTCTTTTGTTGTTTCTTTTTCCACTTCTGCTCATCTTCATAAGATTGAGTTTTCTCATATTCAGGATTACCCTCATCTTCAGGGTTCATAGAAGACCAAGAAGGTGGTTCTCGATCCATACGACTTTCTTTAATTTTCTTTGCCTTCTTAATTGCTGCGTCTTCCTTTGCTTTTAGTTCTGCTTCCTTTCTTGCCTTTTCCATTGCAGCAGAAGAAGAAATACCAACCTCTTCTTTAGTTACAGTTACTTTACCACCATCTTTTTTGATACTGTCAGCAAACTTGTTAGCATCCTTCTCATCCTTATATGAGAACTGAGCTGGTTTACCTTTGTCACCCTTGTCTCTAGCAAGAACTCTATATGCTTCATTAGTATGAGCAAATGCTTTCTTCATCACATCCAATTTTAGATGTGGAGGTAAACTAGATTCTGCTTCCTTCCTCTTCTTCTCATCCTTCTTCTTAACAGCATCACCCAGTTTACTATGTTCTATTTCTGGTTTCCAATCTTCACCTTCTACCAACTTACCATCTGGTTTATGCGATGCTGTAATATCTGCTCCACCACCAGACCTTACTGCCTGAAGTTTCTTTTGAAGGATTGCTCTTTTAGCAACATTTATCCTCTTTTGCTTTTGCTTAAGTTGAGGATCTTCTGCTCCTAGTTCATCATTCCTAGGAACAACTTTCCCATCAACTGAAAAATTCTCCCTAACATGATCAGAAGTTTCGGGGAATATCTTAATCAATTTCTTATTATTCACACCATCTCCGGTGATCTTCTTATCTTTCTTATCTGTCAGATTATCGGTAACAACCTCAGACAAATCAATTTCATCTCTCCACTTTGAAAAAATTGTCATTCCTTTGTTACTTATTTTTTCTATATTTATTTATGAAGTTCCGACCCCATCCAAATTCGGATGTAGTATTTTGTTCATTTACATCTACATTTCCAGTAGTATCTGTAGACGAATGCAGAGATTTATGTCTCTGATCTCTTGCCTTTTTAGTTTTCTTTAATTCTTTATCTCTCTGTGAATAAGATTCTTCTTCATTAATTGAATATTTTGGTGCACTATTTAAATCCTTAATCCAAGACTTAAACATAACATTATCTTCAGTAACACAGATTAAATAATTAGTTCCTCTACGAATAATACGACCAACAAGACCAGTATTAAGATTCTCAACCATCTGACCTATCTGATATATTTTCTTCGTAACATAATTTTCACGAAGATTCTTCCAATCAAATCTAGGAGCAATCTCCCATAGACTCCATCCTTCCTTAACATTCATAGAAGAACGAACAGTATTATATAATTCTTTTACTTTCTCTTTCGATAATGTAGTAGGAACACCCTTAACAAAGAGTTCATAATTTCCTTCAGCAGCTGCCTTTCTCTGCTTTGATGCAGACATACCCTTTACATCATCAGAATCTGGATCTCTTGCACCACCAGAACGAGATTCGATACTATCAAACTGATATAAATCTCCATTATTATATTGGTTTGCTAGTCTATCAAATTCTTGAACTCTATCTGAACCACCAACAATCACTATATTCTGATACCCATCAACAGAAGCTTTTTGTAGAACATCAAAGATCGTTCTAATTTTAGGATCGTTTATAATTCTTTCACTATGATCGGGGAACATATCCCGCATTATAGAAATTTTTTGATCAGGACTTAATGGATTCTTTTTACTATCCTGCGTCCGTGAAGGAACAATAATATAATTATCATCTTCAGCAACAGAAGCTGCTGAATTTAAAAGTTGTTCGTGTCCAATAGTTGGAGGATTAAAGCGACCAAAAACAATTGTTAAAGTTGATCCTGATTTCTTCTCAGTAGGTTCTGAAGATTTCGGTGACTGAGATGATGCTGCTTCTGGTGAAGCACTCTTATTCTGTGGTTCTTGTGCAACAGTCTTTGCTTTTGTTGGTGTTGATATTGCTTTATCTTTATCTGTTTGAGGAGGATCTTGTCCCACTCTCTGACGCTTATTAAAGAATACTAATTTACCCTTTTCTGTCTTTGCTGCAAATTCACCTTTACTATCATACCATCCACCATGTCCATCTCCCTTTAGACCCAGACGCTTAGCCTGTTGTCCCGGAGATGCTGCTGCTTCAGATAAAAATTGGAGAAGACTCTTCATTTACTTAATTCTAATGTTACTGCTGTTTCGTTTGCAATAAGATACTTGAGAGTATTATCCCTCATTATACTATATTTATTCTTATTTTTATCCGACTTATTTGATTTGATCTTTTTTTCAAATACAATCCAACAATGATAAAGGAATTCATTATATCGTTCCCTATTATTTTTAGTCTTAGATTTAAAAGACTTTGTTAGTTCTTTTATTGATGGATCTACCATAACTTATAATAAACAGATGAATGCTCACCTTTTGAAGAAGCATAAAGATACATTTCCTTCATAGCTTTATTTCTATTTAACTTAGATAGACTCATCATCCAATCTAAAAATCGTAATCCACATAATTTACTATACCTATGTGATTGATCCATTCCAGTATTAATCTTATTCTTATCAAGATTCATAGTTGACATTCCTGTCGCTTTATGTTTAACCAATAACTTATAAATCTCATTAGTAATCGCTGTTTTAATATTTCTATTATTAATATCAGGATCACAATGTTCCCATTTTGGTTCTTGTGGTGGAAGTTTTACTCCAGATGATTTTAAAAATACATGTTTCATTAATTTTCTTAAAACATCTCCTTGCATCTTACCTTGTTTGGCAGTAACTCCATCCAATTCTATCTTCCAATCACCTTTACTACTCCCACCAAAATTTCGTGCTTGAAATCTATCTTTAGAACCATTTCCATGATAAAAATAAACATCCATTGGATGTGGATCCTTTTTTCTATTATTATCAAATACTAATCCATACTTTTCAAAACCTGCTGTTTCATTTTTCTTACGCTCTGACCAAGATTCTTGATTTATCGTATGACATCTAGCACTACCAACAATCTTCTTTAAAGAAATTCCTATGAGTGATTTTGGTGTAACATTCTTATCCTTTACTTTTGGATTTGGAGGAATCTTATCACTAAACGACTGTTGTAATAGGTTATTTAAACAATCAATTGTTGTCTCCTGATCCAACCATCCTTTTATTGTATTTTTATTTCCCTTATACATCCAAATATCAGCAGGATTCCATTTATCCTCTGCACTAAGCTTAGTCTGATCTTTTACTCTTCCAAATGCTTTACTTATTGCAGCTTCAATAGTCTTATCACCCCTAACAAACTGATACTCATCTAATCCAGGACACCCTGTCATCTCTTTATATAATGCATTAGCACCAAGTGAAAAAGTTTCATACCATTCTGATGGCATAGATGTTATCTCATCAAGTTCAACCTGCTTATTACAATCAACCTTTGCCCAAGCTTTATCAATTTCTGCAGGTTTAGGGCGATCATCTTCTGTAATATCAGAAGATCTAGAAAATCTCATAGCACAAAATAAAGCAGAACCAGCTTCTTGAACTTTAGTTGCAGCAGATCCACCACCAGAACCTTTCCTATTTTCTGGTTTAACTTCTATTCTAATAACCTCTTTACTGCCTAAACTTTGAACTATTAAATCTAACGTCTTTCCAGTTTTTCCTATTACTACTTCTCCTTGTTGGCTAATGATAGCATCACGTATTGCTAACGTTACTTTTTTTCTATCATTTTCTGGTACAAAAACCTTAACTGCAATCTGAACTTTCTTAGTAGAATCTTTATCCTCAACATGCTTAACATCCATAAAATAATAATTAGGATCTTTCAATGCATCCTTAATTGCTATTTTTAGTATATCAAATTCTCTTTTATGCTTAGTAATTGTAGATTCAAGGTTGTTAGACATATCAAAACTTAAACTTTCAAGTATTTATTTTGTCATCAAGTCTTCTATCATTATACTATACTGTTCTCTAGTTTTCATTTCCAATTTTAACAAAAACTTACACATCTGTTGGAGTCCCTCAACATCATCACACCCATCAACTACTCTTGATAATCTCTCATATTCAAAATTCTGTGTTGTATTGCGCAATTCAATATCATCAGGATTCATTGTGTTATACCTATCAACCATAAATTATCTATCACCAGCAGAACGGTTTTCAGAGAAGAACTCGTCAAACGATCCTTCCGGATAACGCTTGGCAAGTTTCTTTACATTCACACTAATAACATCATCCATAGTAACATCAAGTGCCATACACGCTTGTGCTACATACCACATCACATCACCCAATTCAATAATCAAATGTTCCTTGTTACTCTTATCATAAGGTTTACCCTGAAAAACCATCTTCTTTACAATCTCTGTAAATTCTCCACCCTCGGCACTAATACCAACAGCAGCAGTTAATAGTCTCTCAATGTTCGCACCCTTCTCATCCAGTTCAACTAGACGATCAGATAAAGAAAGAAAGCTTGTAGATGCTTCCGATGTTACGGTATCTACAAACTTTGCATAAGCATCAAAGTCAACGTGATTTTTCATATAAACAGTTTTGTTTCTTCTCTTCTATTATTATAATACCTATTCTAGATTATGTCAACTATTATAATGTACTATTCAATTATACCGCAGTTGTACTCAAAGTACCGTTATCTGCAACAACAAGTCTATACTTTGTACCGTTAGGTGATGTTAATACCACTCCTGTTGCTTGTGACAAAGAACTAGCAAAAGAACTAGAAACAGTATCAGTTTGTTCCTGCAATTCTTCTACTTTAACAAGAGTTTCATCCTTTGTTTTTTCAAATAATTGTGCTGGTTTCTTTAAAGGCACTTTATCAAAATTTCTTTTTTACTATTTATTAGACTATCAAAACTTAAATCCAGAGAATGATTTCTTTGTTTTATTCTCATCATTCTTAGGTATTTCTTCCTGCCCACTATCAACTATATCTTCTTGAGCACTCTGTTCAACATCATATAATCTCATCTTCGCACGATCAATACCAACAACAAACCTCTTGAATATAGTTGGATCATTATACCTATTCTTTAACTGCTTAACCATAATCTGATTTAATGCTTCTAATTCCTCTGTAGAAATAAGGGCAAACATAAGGTCAGCAGTAGCAGGGAGTCCAAAAGATTCAGAGGTGTCAGTAAGATCGACATCAGAACTAGCAAAACCGCTGCGAGTAGTTTGAGTGGCAGATACAATCGGAAGGTTCGCCTCAACCGCGAGACCTCTAAGTTCTTCGGCGATCGATTTGATGTATGAGTATGAATTAATAGAACTATTTGATTTATGTCTGGAAGAAGCACAAATATTTAAATAATCTATGAATATTATATCAGGTTTAAAAGACTTTTTCAAGGCCAGTTCATTTAACAATACCTTAAAATGACCACTATGAGCAGCAGCAGTAGGGTACTCTTTTATAATTAAAGATCCTTGTGTCTTCTCTGTTATCTTATTAACCTTATTATCATACGTCTTTTTAGGTAGATCAACCAACTGCTGAATATTAACATTCAAAAGATTCGCATCTATTCTTTCAGCAATTTTTTCTTCTGCCATTTCCATTGTGATATAGAGTACATTCTTTCCTTGTAACAAGACTGAAGATGCAACATGACACATGAATAAAGACTTACCAACACCTGTACCTGCCAATGCAATATTGAGTGTCTTATTTGGTAATCCACCTTTTGTAACCTTATTAAAGTATTCGAGATCAAATGGGATAAGGTCTTCTTTTCTATGGTAGGACTCATAACGATCCTCATAATCTTGTAAGTAATCGTGCCCAATATGATTATCAAAACTTACTGCTAATGCATCTGAAAGAATAGATGGAATAGCATCTCTACCTTTCTTTTCATCCTGTCCATCAGCAAGAGCAATTGACTCCATAAGAGCAATATAAATCGCACGATCACGACACCACTTTTCAGTAGTATCAAGTAACCATTGTTGCTCCACAACAGAATCGGTTAGAGATCCATTAATATCTCTAACCTGCTTGACCTCATCTTCTGTAAGATCTGTTCTATTTTCTATCTCAATATTAAGTGCCTCAATTGTAATTGAAGAACTATACTTAACAATAAATTTGACTATCTCCTCAAAGATTACCTTTTCAGATCTCTGTTCAAAGTATTCTGATTTAATAAAAGGTATTACCTTACGTGAGTATTCTTCATTAAAAACTAAGTTTCTGAGGATAGTAGTCTCAATTCGTTCCATAAGAGAATTGCTGCTTGGCAATGCCATCAAGTTGTTCCATTATATCATCAGTAAAGTATTTTTCGGGATTTTTATAGATTTCCTTAGCATATACTTTCTTGCCACCCATCTCATATCTTCCCGCTACATTCTTCCACAGTCCTCCAACCTCACCAAGATCCAATAGACCGTAGTAACGATCTAATCCTCGTTCGTCATAAAAAAGACGAATCTCTACCTGCTGGTTCTCTTTACTGAGTCTCGACTTTGCTGTCTTAGCTTTAATAAGGTTTCCAACAACCTCTTTCTGATCCTTTTCCTTTTTTTTGCTGAGATAAATGATCGTACTTGCGGCATATTTGAGACCAGACCCGCCTCCCATTTCTTTAGTAGGGACATAAGATCCAATGACATCGTAAGTATGGTTTGTTACTATAAGTGGTATATTTGCTTGACCAAGTTTTAATGTGAGCATCCTAAATGCTCCTTTAACAAGTTGGGATTTGGTCATGTCCCTAACCAGTTTCTCATTCAACGCATCAGTTATTTCCTTCTCCGTTGAGAGCATTCCCAAAGAGTCTAACACAAACATACAGGGTTTGCGTTGATCCTCTGACATTTGCAAATATTTATCAACTGCCTTAAGTGCCTTAGTACGGAATTCCTCAATGGTTACTACATTAATAACCACAAACCTCTTCATATCAATATTTCTACTCTCTAAAAGTGACCGAGTAATACTACTCTCAGTATCGAAATAGAGTGTATAAGCATCGGGGTTATTATCAAGAAAGTTCTTAACAACGGCGAGAGAGAAAAAAGTCTTTCCAGTACTAGATTCTCCAGCAATTGCAGTGATCTTATTACTAGATACGCCACCAAAGATGCTACCTGAAATAAGTCCGTTAAAAACCAACGAACCTGTATCAATAAATTGTTCACTCTCTGATATATCGCATGCGAGTTGGGTGTAGTCATCTCCTATCTCTTTTACAATGTCCTTTAAAAAATCCATTTCAAATACCTAATAATTTACGTTGCCTCTCAAAGTATCCGTGAAGGATCCAAGAACTACTGTTCTTTTTATCATCTCCACCTATACCAAATTTAAACTCTACTCTAGGGTCATCGGAATAACCAAGAACCTCTGGAATATTATTACTAGTCCTATCCCCACCATTACAAAAGATAACTTTATCAGAAATCTCTAAGCACTTAGCAATAGCACCAATACCAGAATCATCTGCATCATCCCAAGATATAACAGCATCCACCATATCTAAATGACGAACAATTTCTGCTCTCTCAGTCCAAGGCAAAAAGAATTGACCCTTCTTACGGGTTAACCAAGGATCTCCATTCAAACCTACTATAAGATAGTTAGAAAGATCCTTTGCTCTTTCAAAGTATTTTATATGACCACTGTGAATTGGATCAAACCCACCAGTGACAAGACTCACTTTCTCAAAAATCATTAAATCGTCATCCCTCTTTCTTCACGTAAAATTTTCTTATATGGACCATCAGGATTAAGATCTCTCACCTCCTTAACTTCTTTTAAAAGA